CGGCCCATGCGGCGTCCCCTGCGGCCCTCAACTCATCGTTAGTGGCCTCGCCGCGGCACCACGCCTCCTTTGCCTCAATCGCCCTGCGCGGTGCGTTCAGATGCTCGGGTGCGTGCTCGCGCGCCCACTCTTCCCACACCGGCAACACATGCCGCGCCGGAGTGGTAGACCATGCGTGCTGTAGCGGTTGGAGATCCAGTGTGTCTTGTGTGGCGATCTCAACGCTCAGGACGCTAAGCCTCCACGCGTCCTTATCTATCCACCACAAGCCGTCTTTGGCATGCGAGCCGTTGCCGTCCACGCGCCACCAAATCGCATCCTGCGCCAACATGTCAGGATCAAGAATCCTGGAACTCACGCCGCGTGCGTACCTGAGCACGTCAGCAAACCGATCCGTGCCATGTGTGGCCAGGGTAAGGGCGGCCGCGTGCCTGTATTCTCCGCGGTCCGCGGCGCTCCGGATCTCGGTTATGCGTTCGTTGAAGTTCATGCCTGCCCCCTGTTGTGCTTGTTGTAATAGGCCGCGTGGTCACCAGCGGTGACGTTGGGGCCGCACCTTAGATCTCCCACGCAGAGGTGGTCTGAATCCCATTTCACGGGTGAGGTGCCCCAACCCAAGCCGGTGTATGGACCCTCGAGCGGGCCACAGCAAAACGAGTGACCTATGTTGTTGGAGGGTGAACGCGTGGGGTTCATCACCACCGCCCACGCCAGATAGGGCAACGTCTCCTCATGCAAGCGCGTGGACGTGCACCACACGACGAGCTCACCCAGACTAAGCGGGTGACCATGCACGATCGGGGTGCGCGCCAGGGCCTCACTCGCATACTGGCGCATGGGTTCGGTGCGGTCAGTGGGCGCCTCGAGCACTGCTTTGACCACATAGTGTATGGTCCACGGGCAAGCGGCCGCGGCGTGCACCGCGCTTCTGAAGTCTCCGTTAATCATAGGTGCGCCTCCAAGAATTCAGTGCCGAACGATACGGGCGTATAAAAAAGGCCCTTGCCGCTCGCGATTACCACCCAGGCATCAATGTTTTCGCCCTCAACGTCATAGGCGCGCCAACCCAGATCTGCGCCAGGCTCAACAACGAAAATGCCCACTGAGATCACGGGTGATGTGTCAAAGTCAATCACCGCAAAAGCCCACTGCACACGAAACGACAGCGGCGCGGTTTGCCCGCCCTGCTCCCCTTCCGCACACATCCATGTCACCACGTCACCCAGGTTGATCGTGTCGTGGTTCATGCTGCTCAGCGCGCGCGACGCATAGTCGCGCAACGCCACCCATTCATCCCACCACATGTTGTCTCGCGCGCTCCACACATGGTGCACCACGCACGCAACGTGCCTGTGGTCTGGCTTGCAATCCTCAACGGCCGCGCGGACCTTGCCCCAACTCATGGCGTGGCCCCCGGCAGGTTGGTGGGGTGGTACGCGCGCAGGTGGCGCGGGGGCATGGTGAGTTGGCCTGTGCGTGAGTTTAGCCAAGCTTTGGTGGGCGCGATGCCCATGTGTGCAGAGTACGCGTATGTGAACTGCAAACGCAGCGCGGACCCATCCCCCCACGCGATAGTTGCCCTGGCACGGTGCGGCATACCCTTGCGCATGGCCTGAATGATCATGTAGGCCCCAAGCGCGGCCGCGGCTGCCGGGGCCTTGCGCTCGTTGACAAACCATGCGTGCGCACTCAGACCCCACGCGTACACGTCCATGAAGTCAACGGTGGATTTGTGGAAGTGGAACGAAGGCCGCGCCTTCTCGGCGTACCGTGCCCACGTCTCCCCCTGCCCCATCGGGGCGAGAAGGCACGCGTATACCAATGTCTCTGGGGTCGTGTCGCGATCCTGCGCCAGCGCGCGGAGCTCGCCAAATTCAAGCGGCCTGACCATGTGTGATCTCCCTGGTGTGATGGGGCACGTGTTGCCCTGTGCACCTCGAGATATAGGGGCATGGGGTGCGGGTGTCAAGCGCGATTGCATATGGGGTGGTTTCCCATGTCTAACACTGACAGGGGTGTGACATTAGATATGGGCTTTTAGACTTCTGAGAGGGTTTTTGCGTCTCAATGACACTTGACGGGTGCCAAAATTGGTAAATGACCCTCGGTCATAAGCCCTGTTTCCTGTCACATTTAGAAGACGCTGTGTCGGGGTGTTGTCAAGGGCCTGTCAAATTAGGGGTGGTGTTTTTAGAACCATGTAAAGTCCGCATGAATCCTTGCTTTTCTTTCTATTGTTCTCTTTTAGTGTCAATAAAGTCAATGAATAGAGAATGTAACCAGGCTGAGTAAAATTACACCTGTCAACTATTACTATACGATCATTTAACGCCGTCAAATAAAATCTTAGACTTTCGTGGATAGTGCCAGAACTCGCAACACCCTGTGCCATAACGGCCGATTTTTGATTTGCAAAGCAATAAGAAACCCCCTATATTTCTGGAGACTTTATGGACCCCCCAAAAGTCGTGACTTTCGTGACACTAAATCTAAAAAGGGTGTCAGCGGGGGCCGCGGCAGGGGGAAACACGGGGCGCCTGGTGAGGGCGCGTATGGAGGTGTGAAGTGGGTAAAGAGTTGTGGTCGGCGGCAACCCTGGTGTGGGCGCATGGGCTTGGGGTAAGTGTGTCGGATCTTGCGCGCGCGTCGGGGCTGTCAAGGTACAAGGTGCGCAAGGCCATTGAAGAGGAAGCGCCAGCGCCAAACGGCGAGGCGATCCGGCACGCGGTCAACATGCTGTGGGTAATGCGTGGGGAGCCTGACGCGTTCCAGGTGGTGTGTGAACTCACCGGCATGGATGATATGGAACTCATGCTAGCGGGGCACGCGGCTGGCAAGCCGGTGTATCCGGCGCGCGTGAAGGCCGTGCGGGAGTCGGCGCGGCTTGGGCACGAGGGGGAACGCCTGGCGCTTTGTCTGTGGTGTATGGGCGCGACGATCGCGGACGTGGCCTCAATCCTCGACATCACGCCCACCGCGGCGCGTGACGCATTCGAGAGGGTTCACGGCGCGCCGCAACTCGAGTGGAGCGCGGCCGTTGTCCGCCTGATAGAGCAAGGTTACATAACACACGAGGACACAGGGGGCGGCGTGCTCGGCAGGGAGGCGGTGATAGACATCTTGAAGCAAGGGTGAAAAAACACCTCGACACCACACACAAGCGCACTTAACTTGTTAAGGCGTTCAAGGGAACGCGGCCGCCGCGCGCTGTAACGGCCTCGACAAAAGACATTGCGCGGGCGGCCTGGGTAGGGGGCCATCAACCATGCAAAGGCAAGGCGATGTGAGGGTGACCATGCTTACACGGGCAAGGGCTGGCGGTGTGACATTCGAGTATACAAGTGCGGCGCGCCTGTCAGGGTGTGAATGTGCACGGGTTTCAAAGCCCCGCGCCGCGTGCGCCGATGGTGGCGCCTGGATAGAGGAGGAGAGACATGGACATTCAATCGACCATGCTGCTGTGTACGGTGGCGTTGATGGTGGCGATCAACGAGAACGGGATCAGTTCCAACGGCAACATCAGGATCAAGCGCTTCGGTGCGATGAACTACCTTGTGGGGCCGCTGTGGCTCGCGCTTGTCGGCGTCCTCGTGTGGAGGCTCGTGGCATGACACAGCAACTTCACGTCGGCGGACCGCGCCGGCACGAGGCCGTGCGCGAGCTCATGACAACATTTGCCACGCGCGCAGGGTGCCTTTACTCAGGCATGGAGGGTGGGCCGTTGCCCCCGTGCGTGGTCTGGACGGGTTGGGGGTTCCAATGCCGCGTGATGTGGCTTGGGGTTGAGCCCATGACTCAGGACGACAGGTGGTTGATCGATATGGGGCAGTGCAAATACGGTCACTATCCCACGCTAGAGGATGCACTGTACGCCGCGCAGCGGTACGCCAAAGGAGAGACGAAGTGAACAGTAAGGGCCAGAATACTGAAGATTGGGCAGGCATCCTTGTGGGCCTGCTGATTGTGTGCCTGGCGCTTTTGGTCGCCATGCAACGATGTGGCTCGCACATCGAAACGCGCCATTGCATTGAGTCGTGCGCGGCCTCGAGCGCCCCCACTGACGTGGCATGTCTCAAGGTGTGCAGGGGGCAGGGCAATGACTGAAGAGCGGCTTGCATTGGCGATGATTGCCTTACTTGCGCTTGTTGTGCTGGCCCTTTTTGGGATCACGGTTGAATCCACTCTGCGCGAGTGGCGAGCTATAGACATGTGCATAGAGGCGTGCGACCCGCGCCAACCCATGTGCCCTGTGCGTTGCGAAAGAACCAGGTGGATAGTTGGTCCACTTGATGATAGAGGAGAAGCAAAATGAGCGACGAGAAGACCTGGAAAGTTGACATTGACGAGGACGGTGGCAAGGGACCTCGCGTGAGCATCAAGCATGGTGTTGGTGACGATCGCGAACCTGTGGCGTATGTACAGGATCTTTGCGATGTGCTCGTCAGTGACTATGACGGCAGCACATGGCGAAGCATTGAGGTGCAATCGGAGTGTGGCGACGTGCGCATTGACACGGGCGAGAACTTCATTGAACTAGACGCGGACGGCGCGTCACGCCTCGCCATTACGCTTGCCCACGCCTCGCTCGCGTGCCACGGCTATGCCATGCGTGACGGTGGCGCGCCTCAGGACGGCGACGTGTTGGCGGTAGGGCACCTGCAACTCTGCGTTGAACAGAGCGAGGTTGACGCGGTTGACGAGCTCGTACGCGAGATCTTCGATTGCGAGCATGACAACATTGACCCTGCCGCGCTGGCGAGCATCAAGACGCAACTGCACCTTGTGTATAGCCACGGCGAAGCCGAGCGCATGCATGCGGCCTTGCGCCAGGCCGCATGCACTGCGGCCATGGACAAGGCTAACGCGGCCTTGCCTGGCAACTTCATGCTCATGCGTTGGGTGCGAGGGCGCCTCGTGCGCATTGACTACAACAACCCTGGCGACGGCACGTGCACGATCGTTCTGGACCCCAAGTGCGGCGAGGGCGACGATTGGGGGGATGAGAGCACGTGGCGCACCTACTTCGCGGAGCATAGCGCCATCAAGGGTGAGTTCTCGTTTGACACGACGCGCTGGCTTGTCGCGCCGATGTTCGCGCCGGGGGTCGGCGGGACGGGTGCCTATGGCGTGAGGTGGTGCATTCTCGGCGCGTCGGATGGTGGCGACGATGAGTGAGCAAAACGATGGTAAAAAAGCAACGGACGAGGTTCAGTATGCGCTTCGCACCATCCGCGACCTGACCACGGATCGTTGCTCACCGTCTTTCGTTATCTTGCAGCCCAAAGACTACAAGGCGATAGAAGACGCACTAGAGCGCGAAGATCGAACGCGTGACTACATCCGAGCGGTGTACGGGAGAAAGCATGACTGACACACACACAGGGCTTGCACCCATGGTGCCCGTGTGGCGCCCTGTGCTTTCCAATGTGGGGCCTGGGTGGCACGTTGAGTTGTTGAGTGATGGCCTCGGCATGTGGCGCGTGTGGTATGCCGCAGGCCGCGGGGCGGGTGAGTCCACTCACCAATCACGGCGCGCCGCACAAGCCGAATACGACCGCCTGCTAAGCGAGGTTCAGCAATGACAGACCTTACACCACAACAGCGCGAACTCTTGCGCCACATGCTCGGCATGGGGTCCAGCTCGCCAGGGTATCGCAATCACTTCGTCGCGAGCGACACACACAAGGATGCGCCCACGTTGCTCGAGTTGGAGCGCATGGGCTTGATTGAGGTCGTGCCCAACCGCGCAGGCTGGATAGGGCGCACGCGCCTGTATCGTGCCACGTCGGCGGGGCGTGCGGCCGTAATGGATGAGACATGAGCAGCCCCACACTCGAGCAACGGTTGAAGTTGCTCGCGTCTGCGCGCAAATCACGTCACTACGCACAGTATGCGCGCCCACGGGATATGGGCGCTGAGCATTGGTGGGGGCGTGCCCGTTGACTCCAGACTCGCCGCGGTGCTCGAGGCGCGGCGGCGCATAGCCATTATGTATACTGTGGTTATGTCAACTGAACACACCAACAAACACGCTTGACACTCTCGCCACTCGCGCCTAGTGTTGGGCCTGCGCAATGGTGCGCAGGTAAGGAGGTGTGCAATGGATCTTGCACTGGTTGACCACAACGTCACCCCTGACGGCGTGACGTTTGAGTTTGACATGTGGGGGCACAACGTCACGGATACGCGGCCGCTCGAGGTGTGGCAACGTCAGTTGTCCATGCTCGTTGCGACGGGTGAGCCTATGCAGTTGGGTGAGCTCACCAACGATAACCCGATCGTGGTTGAACTCGCGTGGGGTTACTTCAACGAGTTGAAGGGTTGGTTCTCCACACACGACCCTGGCGCCCTTGGGTTCTACCACGATCAAGAGTGTTCGGCGCGCGAGGGGCACGCGGTGCTTGAGGGCATGATCAACGTGCTTGGGGGTGTGGCGTGAACCAACTGACCGAAGATGATCTTGCCATGATTCGGCGCGCGCTCGAGTGCGCATCAGTACGTGCGGCAACATCGGGAACCCTGCGCGTTGCGTTTGGGCGCAGTGAGTCACGCTCACGAGCGCGCAAGCTCACGTCCCTTGGGTGCATGGAACGCACGGGGCAAACGGACACGTGCAACGTCTATGGCGTGACAGACAAGGGCCACGCGGCCGTCGGCGCGAATCCAGTCAAGGATGTGAAGTTGTTGCGGCCTGGGGACAAGACGCGGCGCGGAGTCGTCGCGCGCACGTATGCCGCGTGCGGCGGGTTCTATGTCGAGTTTGAAGACGGAAACTATCAGCGGTTTGGCCGCGGCCTGAATCGTATGGAGGTGTTGCCATGAAGCCGCATCCGTTTGAGATCATGCAAAGCGCGAGCGCTTGGACCTCGCGCGAGTGCGCCGATGAATACAGCGTCAGTGAGGAGACGTGGTGCGCCTGGGTTGGTGACATTGACATGCGCTGGCTAGATGTTGACACGAGCAACCCCGGCGTGGCGCGGGCGGTGCGCGAAGGGTGGCACGCAGACTTTGACGTTGCGCAGGCGGTAGGCATGAGCGTGAAAGGGGTGCGTCACCATGCACGTGCGGCGCTTGGCAAGGGCACCTTGCTGTATGGCGAATATGAGGTTGCGCGCGCTCCGCGCGGTTGGCCTGGTGACAACATCATGTTGCGCCCGTTTCGCCTGACCCAAGCATCCTCGCAGCCCAAGCCCAAGCCCAAACGCCCCGCGGCCGCTGAGGTCAAGTCCCCGAAGCCCACGCCGCGCGAGCTCACTGGCGAGGGGTGGTTGTCCGCTCGCGAGTTGGGCGCGCCGCGGGGCATGAGTCCGCAGGCGGTTGGGGGCGCGGCCGCGCAGGGCAGGATTGTTGACGGTAAGAGGATTGAGCGGACCCCACACAAGGTGTGGCATAACGACAACATGGTATACATGTACCGTTGGGTAGGCGCGGACAAGGGGCACGAGGCCGTGGATGTTGAGACCAACAACCTCGTTGGGCGCAAGTCTCCTGAGCGTCTGGCGCGCGAGGCGCGGTGGCGCGCGCTCGTGGACACGGGCGAGTGGTTCACGTCCGCGGCTCAAGCCAGGATGAACGGCGAGGCATCCGCACGGCACGTCACAGCGTCGGCGCGCCACGGCACGGCGACGCCGCGCGGTTACAGGTATGAGGCATCTGACTTTGTGCAGGAGCCCGAAACGGGCCATACACGGCGCCTCTACAGGGCGCTATCCATGACACGTGAGGGTAACGTGGTCGAAGATGGTGAGAGGGCGCAGGCGCCAAGCAAGGATGAGGCGGTGCACAGGGCACGCCTCAAGGTGTCGGCGGCCACCGAGGTGGGCGCGCAGCGCATAAAGGACACTGACGCCAAGCTTAGCGCGGCGATGGATGCATGGTGCGAGGCCAACGAGCGAGACAGGGCACGCACCCACACCCGATTGCGCGAGGCTGCGAGCATGGCGATCGGCGTGCTCATGTGCTGCACCAAGGGCAAGCACGGCGACGCAGCGAGCGCGGCCCTGGACGAGTTGTGGGAGGCACTGAGCGAGGACATGGAGGCCAACAAGTGAACGTCTCAGAACACATGTTTGAGAACCTGCGCGCGTGGCGTAGCGTGTTCGTGTCGAGTGACAACCTCGCCGCGGGCGCGCAGCTCGAGGCGAGGTGTGGTGACGAAGTGTTTGAATGCGTGGTGATCCGTGAGGCCCTTGGCTTCGGGCGCCGCGCGGTCCTGATAAGGAGGGTGAGCGAATGCAGCGAGTGAGGATAGAGGAGCGCGGCGGGTCGCTGTGCCTGAGCATCAAGATCGGCGGCCGCTGGCGCGGCCTGGTGTTGCGAGAGGAAGAGGTGCGCATGTTGCTCGAGGTGTTCGGCGGGGCCGCTGGCCGCAAGGGGGACAAGTGACTAACTATGAAGACCCCAGGGGGTTGAGGCCCGAAGAAATCGAACTCTACCGTCGCCAAATGGCGAACCCGTTCAAAGAGCTCATGCGCGAAAATGCCGCGGACGCTTGGGACATGTTCAAGCAAGGTGCGACCAACATACCTGGTACGGTGCTTGACGCCATGCGTGCATGTTGGGATGCGTGGGCGTTGATTGTGTTGGTGCTTTTGATGCCGGTGTTGTGGATTCCAGTTGCCCTGTGGCAAGTGACCAAGGGCCGAAAAGGCGTGCACGAGTCGTGGGCACGGCACGCAGAAAAGAACCTCCCATGGTGGGATTGCATTGGAGAGGAAGAGTGAAACGCAAGCCTGAATACAGACCCCAGATCAAGGTTGGCGGTGGCTGGCAATCCGTACGCCATGACGGCGTGCCTTGCGTGTGCTCGTCTCTGGGCAGCGCGATTGACACGCTGGCGCGTCACCACCCCTTCACGTTCAACCGCGCCAAGGATGCGGTGCAACCACACGAGGCCCTGGCGCGCGTGGTGGACGAATACGGCGCGGTTATGTGGCCGCGGGTGTTGAAGGGGCGCACATGAGTTATCAGCCGCGCTTTGTGAGGCCGCTCAAAGGCACAACCCGTGGCCCGTGCCGATCGTGGTGGTGCTCTGAATATGTAGCAACAAGCGGCGGCCCGCACCTGTGCTCAGCGTGCATGGTGCGGTATCTGCGCAAACACTCGCCAATGGTCGGCGCCCTCACCCTGTGCGGCGACGGCGCCGGGGCAGGCGCAGTGACCATGTGCGGCGCGGCCGGTGGCTTGGAGGTGAAGACATGACACACGATGAAAAGGCCGCGCTAGTCAACAGTTTGCGGAGCATTTGCGGTGATTGCGAGCGCTGGCACTGTGGCGTGGAAGTTGGCGCGCTTGGTTCTCAGATTGAATTTTTCATTGAAGACAAGACGCGCGACCATTGGTGCATCTTATACGCTGAGGCCGTAAACGGCATGGTATACGATGAGGGGTGGCTTGCACACGGCAGGCCCACAACCGTTGCTCGTGTGCTCGAGGACTGGCGCAAGAAGTGGCCCGAATTGGTGGCGCAGTGGGATGCACGCGGGTTTCTCCAATGACCTTCACGCCCGACACCCACCAAAAGCAGGGCCTTGCCTACCTCAAAGCGGGGCAGACGCGCACACCTGAGACCATGGCGCGCGACGTGCGCGCTCTCATGGATTATGTGCACTTCGCTTATGAGCACGGCGCATACCCGTTCGCGGGCATAGACCCCGGCACCCAGGGAGCCGCGGCCGTTGTCTGCGTGAGCAAGCGCAACGTGCACAGGCATCACCTTCGGTTTGCGTTGGGCTTTGAGGGTCTGACGCATGAGGAGATATTTTGGACGGCGCGCGCGGTGTGCGAGCTCGTGCGCGATCTCGGCGGACGCGTGGCGCTCGAGTTGGTAGGCCCGCGGCCTCATGACGGCGCGCGTGCTGCGTTCACCTTTGGCGAAAACAAAGCGTGGCTTGACGCGGCGGCCGTCACGTCTGGCGTGCGACACGAGCATGTGGCACCCCAGAAATGGATGCGTGACCTTGGGCTTATCGGCAAGGGCACTGACGGCAAGAAAAAACTCCTCATCTCGCGCGCTGAGCAACTGTGGCCTGGGTGGAAGTTCACGATCGGCGGCAAGCGCTCAGTTGCAGACGCAGCCCTTATCGCATCGTGGTGCGCCGCGCGCTGGCATGCCATGGTGTTGCCTGATGATGACTTGGGCTGGTAAACATGCTTGACGCGTGCGTGTGTCGTGTGCACTATGCGTGTAGTGATTTTGTCTTTGTTAGGAGAGACGATGTGAGTGAGTTTGTGATCCGATACGTGGAAGGTCCGCGCGGCCCTGACACCCCGAAGTTTGACGCCACGTCCGGCACCTATGAGGAGCGTGTGGCGCGCGAGAACATCGCGCGTTGCGTTGCCGAGCTAGGCGGAGTGAGCGCGGCTAGCAGGAAGTTGGGGGCGACTCGCCAGGCCATATACTTTTGGCTTGGGGGCAAGCACAAGATCTCGCTTGCGCAGGCGATTGAACTCAACAACGCCACGCGCACCAATGGGTTGCGCGTCGTGGATCTTGCGCCGCATCTGCGCGAGGTAATCGAAGCGTTGACGGCGTGAACCTCACGCTTGCGCAGATGGTGCATGCGCCCACGCTGGCGCGGCTCGAGGTGCGCGATTGGGATGAGTTGGCAGACCTTGGGCGCCCAAAGTGGTACGTGCTACCGGCGCGGCCTGTGGCGCGCGCGTTGGCGTACCACCTGCACGATGAGAAGTTGCGCAGGCTTACGACGCACCACAGGGCCTTGGAGCGGCTTGACGAACTCGCGCTAGAGTCCACGGCGCGCGAGGTGTTGGGGCTTGTCCTGGGTTTGTATCACCGCTGGTTAGAGGGCAGTGACACGGGGTGCGTGCAGATCGATGCGGCGACGGCGCGCCGGTGGCGCGATGAGGAGTGGCGAGGCAAGGCCCTGCACAGGGCGGCCCTTGCCGAGTGGGTGAGGCTGACAGGTAGCACCATGGAGGTGACAGGATGAGTGACCAGATCGCCAAAGACGTGTTTGAGTGCGTCAAGGCTGATTATGAGCGTGAGATCGAAAGGCTCAAGCTCAAACTGCGCGCACTTAAAGAAAGGGATGTGCAACGAGCCAAGGTAATCAGGGCCGCGAAAGAGCTTGTCGAAATCCTTGAGATGCACGACGCGGATTGTGTTCAGATCACGCTTTCCCAAGATCTTGGCTATGGCGAAACGAGTGAGTTGCATCACAGGTTTACCACGGGCGGCGCCATTGGTCCGATCTTGAAGATGATGCGCGAGCAAATCCAAGACCGCCTGGTTGATGCGGTTGAGGGCCTGACCGATGAGTGACAAGGGCGTCAAGACATACAACGTTGAAAACTATGTCCTGACCATTAACGGCGCTGTGCTGAGGCCGTACAGACCTGGGGATGGTGAGTGGGCTCCGTGGCCCAAAAAACAGTTGAAAGACGTTAAGAAATCGCGCGCGCAGGCGCGAAAGCAAGAGGAGAAAACCAATGAGTGACACCTATTCGTTGCAAAACCTGGTGACGATCAGTGAGAACCTGGCGCGTGTTGACGCGCTGTTATGGGCGCTGTGTGAGGCAAACGCGCGCGGCACGATCCGTATCCCGCTTGACGGCGTGGCCGTGCCTGAGGTGACTGACCGAATCAACCTGGCGTGGCATGGCGCGTCCGCCTCGGCAGACGGCATGAGCTTCACGATCAAGGTTGACTTTGACTTTGAGGGTGTGGAGGGCAACCAATGAGCGACGAGAAGAAAACCACGCGCCGCAAGCGCGCCGAGACACCCGCGCCCCCGAAAGGTCCTGTCGGCGCGGGGCCTGCGCCGGATGATGTGGCGCAGTTGGCCAAACGGCTCGAGTCCATGGAGGCCGCGCTTGATCGCGCCATTCACCATCTAGAGGAGAAACTAGAAGAACTAGGCAAGGCTCCGCCCGCGGACGTGGGCGTTGACGACGATGTGATTCAGCGGCTCGAGGCCATTGAGGGTGCACTTGGTATGCACGTGGTTGGTGAGGTTGCGGGCATTGCACAGCGCTATCACCCTGACATTGCGGTGCGCCTTGATGACCTTGACCGCGCCGTGCACGAGCTCGAATCCGTGCTAGACAAGGCCGCGCCGCGGCGTGGCGTGGGTGTGGGGATTGATTGGACTGAGAAGCGCGGCCGCGTGGTGGTAGGGACCCGCGGTCTTGCCCTCATGGACGGCCGCATTCCGCTTGTTATGGTGCCGCTTGACATTGCAGTTGTGTCGACGCACGCGAACGGCGTGCGCATCGTGGCCGCTGGCGAACTCGTTGAGATCCTGTGCTCGCCTGAGGACGCGGTGGCTATTGCGCGCGAGATCGGGGGGCTGTCATGAAGATCGCGATCATTGAGTCACCGTGTGCGCCGTCCAACGGCTACACGCGCGAGGAACACGCGGCCTACCTTGATCGGTGCATTCGGTGGTGCGTCATGCGCGGCTATACGCCGTATGCGTCGCACAAGATGCTGGTAGGCCCTCTGGACGACGACAACGGACACCAACGGCAAATGGGGATTGGCGCAGGCTTGAGCATGTCGCGCCAGCTTGCCGAGGCCCTGCCGGTGTCATGGATGTTCTTTGTAGACCATGGCATATCGCACGGGATGCAAGCGGCGTGGGAGGTGTGCGACGTGCTGCTTACCACAAGCCGCGCCAGGAACATTCAGCCCATGGTTGTGGCGCTGGATAACCAGCCCGAGCCGGACAAGCGGTTTGGGTTCGCGTACCAATACGACGAGACGGCGGGGCTCGAGGGCAACGCGCGCAGGGCGAGGGGTGAGTGATGCACGTGCATTCTGTATATACGGGGAAGGATAAGGATGATGTCTACATCAGGCTTTCAGTGGGCCGTTACGGGCGCATAGCCAGCAAGCACGATGTGCGCATACCCACTGATGAGGCCGTTGCGATCATTGGGTCTTGGGGTGATGGGGTGACATCTCGCACGCCTTGGGGCGGCAAGAGTGACGAACATGAGTGCTTTGAACTCAACCCCAAGGGCCAGTCTTATTACATCTCACAATGGGGTGATGACCGTGAGGAGATCACCCGTGAGGTTGCAGCGGATATCATCAGGGTTATCGAGGCCGCACTACGGGGAGAACGCAGACCGCGTGGGTTTGATGAAGTCAGGGAGGGTGAGTGATGGGTTGGTGTCCTGACACGTTGGATATGTTCTCGGCAGGGTCACCCAAGCCGCTCGTGCTTGAGGGCCGCGTTGAAGAGGTGTGCCCACGTCTGACCGCGGCCTCGTTTGACGCGGTGTTGTGCGATCCTCCCTATGGCCTTTCGTTTATGTCAAGGGGTTGGGATCACAGCGTTCCAAGCCCTGAACTTTGGCGGGAGGTGTTGCGGGTCGCAAAGCCTGGGGCTTTCCTCATGGCGTTCGGTGGCACTCGCCTATTTCATCGCACGGTGTGTGGCATTGAGGATGGGGGTTGGGAGGTGCGCGACACGATCGCATGGATGTACGGCACGGGGTTTCCGAAGTCACACGACATTGGTAAGTCAACCGAAGCGGACGAATGGCAAGGTTATGGCACTGCGCTTAAGCCAGCCCACGAACCAATATGCTGGGCTCAAAAGCCTTTTGAAGCCGTTTCGTTTTCTGATAAAATGCTCGAAATTCAGCACATTGCAGGAGGTTTGCTGTGCCTGTTGATATCGAGTGTGAAGTCTGCGGAGTCGTTTTTTCGGTGCGCCCTTCAAGAGCAAGAAGGGGCGTTCGTTTCTGCTCGGCTGCTTGCCGCAGTGTTGACTACGCAAGGGTTACCCGAACGGTTCGAGGGGATGGGTATGTCCAGCTCACCGGAGGTGGCCTCAATGTGTTGGAACATCGCCACGTCATGGAGGCAAGCCTCGGCAGACCTTTGGACACGCGCGAGCACGTCCACCATCGAAACGGAGATCGAAGCGACAACCGCATTGAAAACCTTGAGGTCGTTGGCATCTGCGATCACGCCAGAATCCATCACACGGGCCGTGACCCTTCGTGTTGGGTCGAGGTCGAGTGCGACCACTGCGGCGTCGAGTTTGAACGCCAAAGATCACAGATCGTCGATGGCGGAAGGTCGTTTTGCAGTCGATCGTGTTACGTCGCTGCTGTTGAGCGCGTGTTGCGATGTGACCATTGCGGCGTCGAGTATCGAGCCAACCATCCAGGCCGCAAGTTCTGTTCTACAGAGTGTTACATCGCCAGCCGTAAGCAGTGATGTAGACCCAACGCCTGCGTATGAGCCCGTATGCCTCGCGCAGAACCCACGCGAGGGCACTTATGCGGGCAACGCTTTGGAGCATGGGTGTGGTGGGCTGGCGATTGATGCGAGCCGGATTGAAATAGATGCACCGATCGTGACCTCACGATCGGTGAGCTTCGGTGACACCGGCGCGGCCCTGGGCGGTGGTGATGGAAAGTACACAGTATCCGAAAACACTCAAGGCCGCTGGCCAGCCAACGTCATATTGGATGAGGAGGCGGGGGCGGTGTTGGATGCGCAGTCTGGGCCGAAGATGCATAGCGCGGGAAAAGCACGCGACGGAAGCGCCGCAAGGGTTGACGATTCTTATGATGCCACGGCGTTTCAATTGCCACCAAATCGCAACATGCGCAGACTGGGTGACACTGGCGGCGCCTCACGATTCTTCTACTGCGCCAAGGCGAGCCGCGCCGAACGCGAGGCGGGTCTAGAGCACTTCGGCGCGGCCACGGTGTCAGACGGGCGCGACAAGGCCATAGACAACGCCTATCAGCGCGGCAAGACCAAGCGCAAGAACACGCACCCAACGGTCAAGCCCATTGACTTGATCCGCTACCTGGCGCGCATGATCCTTCCACCTGAGCGCGCAGCCCCGCGCCGTATCCTCGTGCCCTTCTCAGGGTCGGGAAGCGAAATGATAGGGTGCATGCAGGCTGGTTGGGATGAGGTCATAGGGATCGAAATGAACCCTGAATACGCCGCAATTGCGCGAGCTCGCATCGAACACTGGCACGCGGCGCAGGGGTGACGCGGCCCCTCATTATGGTAACTCGAGATACATTGACAAAATCCCTTGACGCCACGTGTGAAGTGCCCTAGTTTCTTCTTAACGGCGCAACGAAGCGCACGAACAAAGGAGAGACACAATGGACCTCGAGCACAAGATCGAAATCGCCAGGGCCTACCTCGAGACGGCGCGAGACCACGTGGCCATGGTCGGGAGCATGATGGAAGACGCGCACGAGAACAACGCGCCGCACACCATGATGTTGCAGTTGAGCAACCAACTTGAGGGCGCTGAGGCCCGATTGCGCGAGCAGGAGTGCACGCTTGCGGATCTCATGGATGAGTCCGCGGCCGCTTACGCCGCGGCTCACACCGATGCGGTTGAGGCCGTGCTTGAAGAGGTGCGCGACCCGAGCACCGGCCGCCCCCGCGTGGCCGCCCTGGTTGGCCGCGTGATGCGAATGGAGCGTGAGGCCGCGCGGTGCATCTGCGCGGGGTACAGGGTTGACACGCTGCTTGCCGAGCTCGATTTGCAGCGCGCGGCCCTGTACGTGGCGCGTCACCCCGAATGGCTCGAGGCCATGGACGATCGGGAGCGGGCTCGCATGGAGTATGATGAGAGCGTGGCGCAGTGGGCGCGAGAGTACACACAGGTTGGCATTGAGGCGTTGGCATGAGCTGGCGAAGTATCGATCAAGACGCGGCGCGCAGGCGCCCCCACAACCCTGGCGAGCAACGGTTGTTGACCTTGCGCGTTGGCGCCCCGCTTTCCAACGCTGAGGCGCGTGAGCACGTGCGCCGGGGCAACCATGCGGCGAGGCGTAAGCAGGCGCTTAGGCTAGCGATATGGGCGCCAGTTGGATTTGTGCGCGCGGCCGTTGACCTCGCGCGCGCGGTGTGGTCTAGATAGGCAGACCATTAGCCCAGCGGGCGGAGGCGCAAATATCACCCGCAGTGAGAGGACTGGACGGCATGTGCGCGCGTTTCTTGCTCTGCGCGTTCTGGCCGCACCTCCTGGCTCAAACCGGCAACGGGGCGAGTTTCGCCAGGGCCTCTCACCAGGTAGTTCACGAGTAACCTGCAATCCACTTGTGAGCACGCTCGTTGCCTGGTCTGTCACTCTTGCTGGCGCGGCAACGCCAGCAAGACAGGCAACGGGGCTCAATCCCCTGCACGCGGTAACGACGCGTGCAGGGGTTTCGTGCGTTCAGGGCTTGACCGGCGCGCGCACGCTCGCAATGAGACCGTCGCGCGCGTCGAAGATATGAGCTCGTTGCGCAGCGTCTGCAAGGATGTACCCATGCTTTGCGTGCCATGCGTCTAGCGTGGCGGGGCTTGGCGCCTGCAACACCGTCACGCCCCCAAGGTCGTGCTCGTGCACATGGTGCAGATGTCCGGTGAGGGCATAGCAGTGTGCGGCACGGCCCCATTCGGCGCGCGCCTCTTTGGCCATGATGGCGCCAAGGTCTTTGGGCTTGGGGCCGTCGCCATGCTCATACATGAGCAGTGTAGAGCCGTGCATGGTGTAGAGGCGCGAACTCGCATGAACAGTGACCTCCACATCATCCGCGGGCAGGTAATGCCGCTCGAGGGCATTGAGGAGCGCGAAAGACATGATCTCGTCATGGTTACCAGGGATCACTTTAACCGTGACCTCACCCATGGGGCGAAGCATGTCAATATAGTCAATGGTTGCGAGGATGCCTGCGCGCAGGATCTCCGGCGCGCTTCGGTCAACATCTTGCGGCGTGCCGTTGGTGGTGGTGTTGCGCGTGCCATCAATATTGAAATGATCTCCGCCGATCACCAACTCCACACGCCCCGGCGCGCCCATGCGCAGCACGTTACGCGCAAGCACGCGACCGGTGTCAATTACGCGAGCAATGGATGCGTCAAGCCCGCGGCCGTCGATACCCCGCTTGCCGATGTGTGCATCAAAGAGCGCAAAGACCGCAAGCGTGTCTTGCTGCACAGGGAGGTCGATTGTCGGCGGGGCCTCGCGCCGATGAGGTGCCAGGGCCTCAACCAACGCGTTGGTCACGCGCTCCACATCATTCGCGCGCCGTTGCGCCTTGCGTGCAATGTCACGCCACGAACGCGCCTCATCCCTGCGGAGTTCGCGGCCGCTCGCGTTCTGGCGCCGGTGGTGCGCGATCTTCGCGGTTTCCTTGGGCGTCAGGCGTTGGAGCTCGTGAGGGGCAAACGGGGGGCTTGCCTTCTTTACGCCGACAACCCACAGCGCGCGCCGCGCCCAATCTTCAGTGAGGTCTCGGTTGTGTACCTCATCGGCAAGCCGGGACACCTCGCGCGCCGAACGCCCCTCCCCCTCGTTTGAGTACCACCAACACCATTTGGCCACCTCATCAAAGGGGGCCGTCCATTCCTGCCCGCGAAAGTTGAACGCATATTCGCGGTTATCCCAATCGAGGCTAAATGAGTCCCCCTTGTCGGGGGCGCCCATGTCGACAACTTCAACCCCGCTGGGTTCGTCGTCGTCGTCGTCGGCAAGCACCATGGAGAGGGCCGCGGGGGCATTCTCGGCGCGCACGGTACGCATCGTGCGCAGCACGCTAGAGCGCTTGGGGCCGGGGTGCTCGCCAAGGTAGCGGTCCGCGGCCTTTCCATTGGTCAGGCCATAGCGCGAGGCGTCGTGCGCATACCATGCGCGGATTCGATCTATCAGCGTGGTCACTGTGCCCCCTGCCGCTCCAAGGTGCGTTCTACGCGCTCAATCCCCTCTTCAATGCGAGCAAGGCGATCCTCTAGACCTTGTAGCACTTCCGCGCGTGTCTCGAGGATCGCAACGCGTTGGTGTAGGTGCGCAATGCCGAGGACGGCGGCAATGACGAGCGCGACGATCGCGCCCTGAGTCATTTGACTGGTGTTTAGTTTCAGATCGCTCATTGGGTGTTGACTCCGGCCGCGGAGTCTTCCCCCACGGTGTTATGCGTGGTTTGCATAGCGCTTGTGTTACAGCGCGCACGCACTACTATATGTAGTGGAGAGACAGGGCGCAAGCCCCCGTGACACCGGCATCCATAATGAGTATGGCGCATGACACTGACACACACACGCACGGGATACCCAGAACGCGCGGAGGGGGAGCCGCTGCACTGGTACGTGCGCTTTGTCGCATACTACCTGCCGCTAGAGCGCGCGGATATAGGCGCGGCCTGGCGCGAGTATGAGAAAGATGCGCCGCGGGTTCGCGCGCTCAAAGACGAGGCGCGCGGCGCGCTGGGTGAGTTGCCACCCGAGATCGCGCACGTCTACCCCGATGCGTGCGGGTCTGACACGCAAGAGCATTGGGAGAGGGCCGCGGATACGTTCGGGTGGCCGCGGCGCTATGAGGCGTATTACAGGGGCATTGGTGGCCTGCCGCGCGTGCGCGCCCAGACCATTCAGGATCGCGCGCACAAGGCGTATGAGATCTTGAGTGAAGGGCTCGAGGACGCGGCACACCTTGTCGTGGATAGCGTCAAGGCGGGGGCAATCGAGCGCGAGACGGCGAGTGCGGTGAGCGTGGCCAAAGACCTTCTCGCGATGTTCGGGATCACGATGGGCAAGCCGACTGAGTTTGGATCGTCCCCGAGCTCGGTTGCGTTCTCACGCGCGCAGGATCGCCAGGCTAAAAAGGAGGTGATCCGCATGATCGGCAAAGACCCCGACGCGGCCGATCTCGCATACAGGCTCGGTATGATCGCGCGGCGTGACATTGGCGCGATTGAAGACGCGGAATGGGTGGACGCTGAGGACGCGGAGATTGCGGCAGAGGTAGTGCGCGAGCGTGACGAATGACCACGTTTGGCGATTACATGGAGTGCCTTCGCGACGCGCCCTCAATCGAGGTTGATGAGGAGCGCGTTGACGCATTGTGGCGCGCGGACTTTGCCGCATACGCGGAGCGTGCCGCCGCGGCCAGCGGCGAGGACTTCAAGGCGTATGACCATATCCTCTACCTTCGCGACAAGCTGAAACCCGCGCTCTTTGAGGGCGGGGGCCGATTCATCATTGACGCGCCCCCGCGTCACTCCAAAACATTCACGCTCTCACAGTGGTTGCCGATCTGGTATCTCGACACGTTCCCTGACAGGAACGTCATGTTGACATCTTACAACCAACAGTTGTCGAGGCGCATGGGTCGTTACGTGCGCGACTCAATCGAGAACAATCCGCTCGTTGAAGTGGAGGTGCGCGGCGACGTGCGCAGCGCAACAGACTGGAAACTACAAGGTCGCGGCGAGTTCTTGTCAACAGGTGTCGGGGGCACGCTGACAGGCCGCGGTTTCCACCTTGGGATCATTGACGATCCTATCAAGAACTGGGCTCAGGCCATGAGCCCCAACTACTTGCAAGATCTGCGCGACTGGTTTTCTTCAACATTCTTGACGCGCGCGGAGCAAGACGGCATTTACCCCGATCGCAACGCCACGATCATCGTGGTGGCAACGCGTTGGTCAGAGCAAGACCTATCGGGGTGGCTACTCGAGCAAGGCGGGTGGACGCACATATCCATGCCCGCGCTTGCGGTTGAGGGTGACGAGCTCGGGCGCGCGCCTGGCGAGGCCCTGTGCCCCGAACGCTACACGCGCGAGGCCCTGCTAGAGATCAAAGCGCAGATGCGGTCAGACCGCATTTGGGAAGCCCTGTATCAGTCCAACCCGCGGCCTGACACGGGTGACGTGTTCTCGCGTGATTTGCTCGCGCGCCAGACGTGGCACACGTTGCCTGTGTTCTCGCGCGTGATTCAGTCATGGGACTTGACCTTTGGCGCCACAGGCGACCGCGCCTCATACGTCGTGGGGCAGACGTGGGGAATCGTCAACCGCAACGGGGGGCGCCAGGATCTCTACCTCATCTATCAAATGCGCGGGCAATGGGGGTATGATGAGAGCGCGGCCGCAATGACCGCGATGTTGCAGGCGTTCCCCATGACAGATAAGGTGTATGTTGAAAACAAGGCCCTTGGGTCTGCTGTCATTGAAAAGTTGAAAAAACGCGGCGTGGAAAGGCTAGAGCCTGTGGAGCCTGCGCGATGGGGCGACAAGTTGGCGCGCGCGCGCGCGGCCGCGCTCTACATGGAGACGGGTTGCGTGTTCGTGCCTTCGGATGAGGGCAAGTATGCAATCGAGGGGTTTACTGACAGGGTGTCACAATTCCCGTCGCCAGGCATTCCCAATGACGAAGTTGACACAATGTCACAAGCGGTGCTCGTGTGTGACCCTGATATTTCGGGCCTAGGCTCTAGCGTGTGGGATCTGTACGAATGAGGTATGAGCAATGAGCGCAAGTCAAGACGCTGAATCAATCCTTGAAATGGAGGCTCGCGCCGAGATCATTGATCTTGCTGAGGGCACGATCAAGGCAGATGCCCACATGGGTGGCGGCAACATGAGCAACCTGTTCACGGGCCTTGGTGGTCAGTTGGACAAGGCGACTCAGACGCAGTGGGAAGAGTGGGTATCCTACGATCGCACCACGCTCGAGGCCATGTATTCGAGCGACGATCTGTGCGCCAAACTCATTGATGATATCCCTGACGAGTGCATCCGAAAGGGTGTGGAGTTCAGGCCCAAAGAGGAGACGTTGCCCCGCGTGATCGATCCGCGCACGGGGCACGAGATTGAAGATCCCGTTAACGCCTGGATCAAGCGCCACGGCATCCTCGCCAAACTCAACAAGGCTGACAAGTGGTCGCGCATCTATGGAGGCGCGGCCGTCATTCTCGGCGTGGACGATGGGCGCGAGGCAAACGAGCCGCTGGATTGGGGCAACATCAAACGGTTTTCGTGGGCCACGGTGGTGGACCGTGACGAGCTCACTCCGGTCAAGTGGTACACCAATTGGGATGCTAGCAGTTTCAACGAAATCGAGGTTTACAACCTCACCCCAACACTGTACGGCCCCGGTGGCAAAGACCGAATCCCACATCAAATCCACCAATCGCGCGTGCTACGCTTTGAGGGCGCGCACGCGCCGCGCGATGTGATGGCGTCTAACAATTGGTGGGGTATCAGTTTGCTCGCACGCGCGCGGCGCCGGATTGAGCGATTCATTGCGGTTGAGCAATCCATGGCCAACGTGATCAACGAATCGCAATACGATGTGTATTACTTTGAGGATCTGCGCAACATTCTGGACAAGACGGGGGGCACGTCCAAGTTGATCCGCAGGCTTTCGGATATGGGCATGGTTAAAGGCGCGTTGGGTGGTATCGCGCTGGATACCAAGGATCGTCACGAGCAGCGCGTGCGATCCCTTGCGGGCTTTAGCGATCTGTATGACCGCTTTGCGCAATCCATCGCCATGGCCTTTGGCGAACCCATGACACGCCTTTTCGGCGCGGCCCCGTCTGGTTTGAGCACGGATGATGAGAGCGGGCGCACCTGGTTCTATGACCGTGTGCGGACACACCAGGAGACACGGTATGCGGACCCACTGCGCCTCATCCTCGAGATCGCCATGCGGGCCGAAAACGGCCCGTATCGCGGCCGTGACATTGGCGCGTGGGATCTGGTGTTTCCCGAGCTCGAGGCCATTGACGAAGAACAGCGCGCGAACATTGAGAAGACCGAAGCGGAGACAGACCAGATCGCGATCAACAGCGGCATCTATACCGCGGAAGAGGCGCGCCGTAACAGGTACAACGAGCCTGGCGCGGAGCGCTCGTTTAGCCTGCCGGAATTGGAGGAAGAGATCCCCAGCGAGGTTGCCACTGAAGAGGTGCAGGCGCCCAAGGCAGACGCGCGCACGTGGCACGCGCCCAGGGCCGCGCGCGAGGCCGCACAACGCGTGCTCGATTGGATTGAGGAGCACGGGCGTGATGAGGTCAAGGGCATGACGCAAGTGGGGCTTGCGCGCGCGAACCAACTGGCGAGCAATGAGCCCTTGAGTTTCGAGACGATCAAGCGCATGGCGCAGTTTGAGCGCCACCGCAAGAACTCCAAGATCGCGCCAGAGCACAAGGGTACGCCGTGGAAAGACAAGGGCTATGTGGCCTGGCTTGGTTGGGGTGACGATGCGGGCATACGCTGGGCACAACGTGAGGTCGCGCGCGAGTTGGAGCGGCGCG